CAGACCTGGAGCAGAATGTTGCACGACTGGAAGGCCACGCAAATCGGACTTAGACTTCCGGCACACACAGTGCTGTCATGGTTTTACTTCTAAAGCCAATCCTGTTTAGCTTCATCAAATCAAAGGCCGTAAAACAACTGCTACTTGACTGCTTGATCAAGATCAGCGAGCAAACTGACAACCAGTTGGACGATGTGGCTTGTAAGTATGTCCAGGATCTACTGTTCCCTGGAGATCGCGTTGAGAAGTAAATGTGGCTTTGGGTCGTAATCGTTGTGGGCTTATCACTCCTTCCGTTTTTCCAGTTCTTCAAAAAAGGCGATCCCCATCAGCTAGCTGCAATTGCGGAGTTGGAGCGCTCCATCGATCAAGATCTACTTGACGACGAAGCTGAGTGGTTTGAGATGTGGAAGACCAGTGGCATCCACCAAGAGGTGTATGGCGTTCCGTACTACAACCAGCTAGATAGCCTCACGGGTTATGGCTATAGAGAGTGTTTTGACGCAGCAGCCGCAATGGTTGTGGCGTTCCACCATGGCATCAAAAGCCAAGACGCTTATCGACATATACGCCGAAAGTTTGGTGATACGACAGCAGTCCACGCTCAAGTTTCTGCGTTGAGATCACTTGGCCTAGACGCTCAGTTTCGCAGAGATGCCAGGGTTGAGGACATTGAGATTGAGATCGATGCTGGCAGACCAATCATGGTTGGCTGGTTGCATAAAGGCGATCTGACTAAGGGCAAACCAGCAGTGTGCGATAGCGAGGGTTGCGGTCATTGGAGCGTAATCATTGGCTACGACAAAGACGACTTCATTGCAATGGATCCGATGGGCAAGCCAGATATGGATCATGGCGGCCATGACACCACAAAATCTGGTGAGTTGATCAGGATGTCGCGTCCTGCGTTTTACCAGCGTTGGTCTATCGAAGGAGAAGCAAGCGGCTGGGCTGTATTTGTGGATCGATGAATTGGGGATATATCAGTGCGTTCTGGACGACAGTCGTGATGAACTGCGTTCAACCTGTGAATTGGCAAGCTTGTTTACCAGTGCAGGACTGGTTATTTCCCGCTATAGGTGATTACATACGATTTAAGAGTGAGGAGCCTTATGCCTCCGAAAAACGAGCCTTACGATCCATCAATGGAATGGATGCACGTCACTCAAAGCCTTGAAGAAGAACTTACCCTGGAACGTAGTATCAGAGAAATAGAAGACTGCGAAAACATTGACGTGCTATCGCGGCTATGTGTTGCCATGGCACGTCAGCAATGGCATCAGGGTAAATTGCTTAAACAGGCGGTTGGCCACATTGCTTTATTGGACGCCGTGCTTTCCGACGCAAAAAAGACTGTCTAATTGACTTTTCAAGCGTAGTTAGTTTTGGATCAGACTCATGCAAAGTTGCTTTCACTCTTGCTATTGCCGCATCAATGTTGTCTTGTGGTCTTGTAGTCCAATTTGGGTTAGTCATTTTCGGGAGAATCCAATAGTTCAGCTGTAATGTCAAATAGATTTTTTAAGTGCCGTGCGGCATCCAAAGCCATACTTTTATTTTTATAGCTACAAGCATCCTCTAAAAAAGGAGTAAACAAACAAACTTGCCTAGGGTTTCTGTAAAAGGCTGCCAAATACAGAGCTTCATCCTGGTGCGTTCTTAGTATGTATCTCATTTCAATCCTTCTGTTTAGCGCGTCCTTCAACGCGTTTACGAATAGATTGTCTCCACTCTGCCTGATCTTTAGCCATAGCCTCGTTATATAAAGAAGTAGGACTAGATCTTTTTAGTTCAGAGTAAATAGCTTCTCTTATCCAAGCCGTGGCTCTTTTATCTTCTTTTGCTGCAGCTTCTTGAATCATTTCTGCTCGATGAGGATCCAACAAGATTTGAAAGTAAGTTTTATTGCCGTGTCGAAGGGCCATGTTGTTCAGAGTGCTACAACTATATTACCATGTAATAGAAGAATCGGTTTTCTTTTTCCAAGCAGTTGATTGGGCACGACGAGCTTGAGCACGCTGGTTCGTGCATCCCGCCCTTACTTTTTTTGCTTCTTCTAAAAACATTGCAGCTCGCTGAAGATCACCTGCAGTAGCGGTGCGTATTGCCTTTTTTAAACGCTCCATCACTATTTGCCTTCCTGTAAGCGGCATCCATAGCCTCCTGCAAATCCTTGTGATACATTACCGTGCCTTTACAAGAAGAAAACCACCCTATGTCTGTGCAGTAAACGCTGATCATCAGTGAGTTTCCTCCCAAGTTTTACCAGTAGAAACCTCTGCTAACGCTGGTATGTCACCAAGCCAGTGAGCTTCGGCCTCCTCCATTACTTGTTTTAGGGTTTTTGCCCACTCTTCGGCTGCCTCCTCCCGAACTAGAAGCAAAATTTCATCATGCACAGCAGCAGCAATTTTTACCGTGTCTTCCCCCGCTTCTTTAACCAAAGGCCAGAGGTTGCCAAGAGCAAGTTTAAGGATGGCGGCACCAGCACCCTGAACCGGTGTATTACATCTAATAGTCAACCTATTCATGTCTGCTAATAACTCTCGTTTCATACCAGATACAGGTACGCGTATTTGACTTATGCAATTAGACTCTTCAGCTTCTTTAGACATATCTTTGTGCCAAGAAGCAATACCGTCAAAAGCTTTAAACCAATCAGATCTAATTTTTGTGGCCTCCTCTAAAGTCATGCTTACCCCCATACCTGCAGCGTAATTTCTAAGACCGCTTGGCCCAGAACCATATAAAAGACCGAAGTTTGCTGACTTTGCTATTTGGCGCGTACACCCAATAGATTCAGCTGTAACACTATGCAGGTCTTGACCGTCTTTAAACGCTTGACTCATCTTTTCATCTTTAGCTATAGCAGCAGCCAGCTTTAATTCCATTTGACTAAAGTCAGCATCCACCAAAAGCCAACCTTCAGGAGCCTCTACGCATCCACGAAACTGCGGATCTTTAGGTATCTGTTGGTTATTGGGATTAAAACATGTCATCCTTCCCGTTTCTGCGCCCAACTGCATGTAACTAGCTCTAACAAAACCGTCAGGCTGCATTTTTTCTTGTATTGAAGTAATCATTTGGCGTCTCTTTTCAGCTTTTTTCCAATCCAAATAAACTTGAATAACAGGGTGATGCCCCGCAAACTCACGCAGGGACTGCCTTGAAACACTATCAAGTTTGCACTTAAGTACAGCAGATAGCTTTTCCTTCAACTGTTTTGGGCTATTTAAGTTAAAACCTTTGTATTTTTTAGTCCCAGCTCGCACGCTGCCTTCGTCCCTGGGACGTAAATTAAATGTGTCATCCTCATCCCTGGGTAGCTTATCTGATTTTGGAAGAGCTGCATCCAGCATCCGAACAAAATCCTTTGCATATTCCTGTATATCATGCTCGTAATCTATTTTCTTACCATTAAGTCTTTTCCCGTTCCAAGGCAACCCTGTTCTTTGCATTTGCGCCATAGCAGGTAAAGCTAAACACTCTAGTCTGTAAGCACCAGCAAGACTAAATTCGGCTAATTCTTGTTTTAGTATACTATCTAATTCGCACAAGACTTCTACATCTTTAGCTGCATAGTTAATTTGCTCATCGGTTAAATTCCCAGACCAATCCGATCTTTGCTGCTCCTTATCTAAATCAATGCTCAGATATTTTTTAACAACACTTTTGAGGCTGTGTTTTCTATTGGGGAGTCCGTTGGACAGAAGACGGCTGGCCAGCATGGAGCAACCGAGGTTTGCCGGATTTGGGTGGATGTCGTACTGCTGAAGCCACCCAATATCAAACACAGCGTTATGGGCAAGCCAGAAACGGTCTCCGTTGCTGAAGAAGCGGCCCAACACGTCCCAGTCGCTTTCATTTAATTCAAAACAATCGATGACAACAATAATCTTTCTGACCTGACAGCCCAGCTGTATTAAACGGAGCTTCCCTTGTTCAGGTTGAAGCTGGAGCGTTTCCACGTCAAAGCAAATGGACACAGCCGTGTCGATTTCGTTCAGATGCTCTATCCCTCTGAGAACGTCGTAACTCATTTGCTTGCCTCGGGATAAGCCAAGCCCAGATCGAGCCAATCCCATTCGTGAATCATTTGGTCCGTTTCGGGGCATGGGGCGTACCAGCCACCTTCATCCAACTCCCATCCGGCTGCAACACGGATGTCATAAACACGGCTTTCTTCGGCCATAGCGGCCTCAACCTTGTCTAAGTGGTCGAACCAAGTAGGACAGGTTTCCATCATTCGGAGATTTTCTTGTGCCCTGTAGAGGGCTGCTGAGTCAGACATGTGTGGTGTCAAGCAACTCTGGCAGTGTAGCACACTACTCTGTAAGTATGTGTTCCAAGAATGGAAAATGATCTATATCGTAAAAACTCATAACAGCCACATCAATACCAAAGTTCAAAGCAGCTGTAACTTGGCATTGAAATTCTGTGTGACCATCTGCGTCATCCTGGTACGTTACTTGTTCCACAGCTAAGACTCTGTTTTCAGGGTCATAGCTTGTATAACGCGCAAGAGCTAACCTTTCGTATGTAATGCAGTCTGCTGTCATTAGCGTTTTGCAGTAGGTAAACTGAACATTGTCTCTCACGCTGGGGTACCGCCTGATAGAACCATGACGTTGTTTAAAACACCAGCGTGCAACACAGTTAAGAAGCCAATTCATTAAAAACAATGGCAACAACGTTTTCTAGTTGTCTCCTGTCCATGCCATTACCCGTTCTACGCCTTACCAGGCTTACCAAAGTGTGGAAGTCTTTAGGGCCATAGTCCCCAACATCTTTAGCTTCTCTGGGAACAAGTCTGTCTCGTATAAACTGGGCTCTTGATATATGTTTAGACCCGGCTTCTTTGTCTACCTGAGCTAAAACTTCTTCGGGAATGCGGACTGTAATTTCTTTCATTAAAGGTACTCGTTGTAAAAGGCACTGCCGGGTCCGTATTTAGACACGATCTCTGGAAACGCGTCCAGAACCCTGGAGCGATTACGAGGATCAGCTAGCAGTGCCGCTTCAGACAGCTTACTGATGAATGCACCACCGTAATTGTGTGCGGTCTTGATGGTGGCATTGGTTTGTTTTTCTGTCACAGCTCGATAAATAACAGTGGTACCGTAGCACATTATAGTTTTCCTCGCAACCGCAGGCTTTCCCAAAAAACGTCCCAGGCTAATTCTGGGTGACTTACAAAAATTTCGTACTCGACTTTGGGGTTTTCGGTAAGCCGACAAGCAAGTGGTGGATCTCCTAAAGACTCGTTTAAAAGACTCCACCATTCTTTTATGGATGTTCTCCGAGCAACGCTGTCTTGCTTGCCCGGAAACGCGTCCCAGTTCATCTGTTCCCCTTGAAGGTGGTAATTCTTCGGGCGTTCAGCCTTTCGTTTCATCTGCCCCATATTTTGTTGGCGTTAAGCATGAGCTGGTGAAGATCCTCTGGAGATCGCCTCGCGGGGGGATATTGATCTGAGTGTCCCACTGAGGCAGATCCGTTCGTATCACTAGGTTTAGCAGTGGGACACTTTACTGTTTTCGTGGGGGCTGTCCCACTGGTCTTTGATGAGTGGGACACCTTCTCCGTTTTTTGCGGTTGTCCCACTGCTTGTCCCACTGCAGAATCCGCTCCAGTACTGGGTTTAGGTGTAAGTGGGACACTTTTCTTACCCTCTCCGCGCACGCGCGTGTGTGGGGGTTGTTCAATAACCGCTTTGTAAAGCCGTGGAACGTCCCCACCTTTGCCTTTAATCAACACCCCTTCTGAAGTTTCGATCAGCCCACGCTTAACCCAACGCTGGAGCGACTTCCGTATAGCCGCAACATTGCCGCCAACAATCGGATCCGAGTCCAGCTCTGTTCTGCTGATGGATCGTGGGTAGATGGAGCGCACCCGAGCCAAGACCCGATCACTGATCCCGCTCGGTGAAGTGTTGGTGCTGTCAATTTCAGCGGTGAAGTCTGAGATGGAGAAAGTCAGGTCAGATTCCTGCTTCATGATCAGAGCTGTTCCGCTACGTCCGCTGCGGCTCTTCTCAACGCTGATGATCCGGCTGTGGGGCGTAGTGGCGTCGTTGCTCTCTAACTGCTTGTCAGTCGGTTCAGACAGCCTCCAGGTCTCTGTAACGGCGTCTCTAATAGCGGTAGTACCCCTAAAACCGCCCTGCTTGTTTGCGTGGTGGATGATCAGAATCGTGGTCGCTGGAAATAAAACCCCGTTGTTCCGTGTCAGCCAATAAAGCGGCGTAGCAAAATCCGACTTGTTTTCATCAAAAGCACGTCCGCCAGAACAACCAATCAAGGAGTCAACGATGACCATCTTTGGTTTGCGCTCTGTCATCAGAGCCTGGAACTGGGCGTAATACTGCAAGTTCCAGTTGTTATGGATCATCACGTCAGACGTGCGAGGAAACTCAACCTCATCAAGCTGGCTATCCAAATCATCCAAAGGCTGGTCGCCATTCAAGATCAAGCAACCACCTTTTTGCACTGGAACGTGTTTACCCCGAACGACAAAAGGTGTTCCATTTACAACGTGCTTGGCCAGCGTCCATGCAGCAGTTGATTTTCCTTTACCGCCTTCGGCATATATAAGAACCACAGCAGGCTTAGCAAGAACATCAGGGATTAAAAATTCACGTCCAGTTATTTTTCCTTTTAATTTATCCAATGTAAAAGATCCTTCGTCTTGTTCAAATCCTATATGGTCAGCATAAACCTGCTCAAGTTTTGCCTGATCCCTGTACTTACACTCTTGGGCAATTCTATTAGCTTCAAAGTTACGTTTACCAGGGTTAGATATCTTCATAGCTTCACCCATCTGCTTCATCGCTTCTTCAAATGAAAGCGTTGCATCTCTGAAACTTATTGGCGTCTGATCGATTTCAGCCACCACCGATGCAAGATTGTCCCTTTGAAATCGGGCACGCTTTGGGTCGTAGTGGTCTGCATAACTTATAAGACTGCCAAAACTCAGTCCACCATTGGATTTAAACCCAGCTTCCCAACGCTTAAGGCATGGGTCGTCATTCTCCCAATCCTCTCTATATTCTTCATCCTGTAAAGACCATTCCCGCCAAATATTTAAACCATCCTCATTAGGTAACTCTGAATGAAGCATGGCTCCAATACGCCACCAAGTATCTTCAGATCCCCGTCCCTCGGGCTGAATTACGGATAAACAAGACTTTGCAATAGCAATAAGCTCTTCCCTGGAACGTGACGCATACCTAAAATCCTTTATAGTTCTACCTTCAATTTTTTCGTTATATTCTCTAAAAGACTCCTGCATTTCTGCTAAAAGCCACCCAGGAATCTCTGGAATAGCATTAATGTCACCTTTAAAAACATATTCCCCACCTTTTGGGTACGCACCGCTAATTACACCCTGCTTGCCCCATAAAACTTCCCAACCAGCATTGGTCTGAGAAAGCACTAAACCCCTAACTTCATGCCAGTTTTTCTCTGGAATACGAAACAGGTATTTGGCAGCATTTTTCTTAGGTGAAATAACAACTGGAACATCCTTAAAAGTCGTGCCCCACTTCTTTTTCAGTATCGAAAGGTTGGCGTCAACATCAAGAATTACGAGCCCATCACTACATGGCCCTGTGTAGACACCGATCGCTTTGAAGACATCAGGCTGTTGTTCGATATATCGGGCAGCCGCATACGGGCGAACAATCCTGTGTGGTTCGGTGCCAGCCTTGTTAAGCGGAGACTTGCCACAAGCTGGGTGGCCTGTTTTCGGCAGTGGAACGCCTTTTGCGTAGATAGGCCCAGTAGCCCAATTTTCAGGCAAAGAGCGGACAAATTTGACGAGATCCATTTGCTACAGTGACGTGGTTAGTAGTTCAACAGTTACCTCCAGAGGCTTCTCCGGCCCTGGAGGTTTTTTCATTCTACAACAGTTGACACCCGCTGTCAGTGTGCTACCTTTTTAAAGCACCGGGCAATCAGCCCTCAGCATCTACAAAATGCCATTTCTTTCCAAAAAAGCCTCATCTGCGGTAGCAGGCAGCGGCGACCGTCCTTATCTGAATCCTTCTAAAGTTCCTTCTGGCGAGACTGTTCGCTTTGCTTTGCTCAGCGACCAACCAATCGAGTTTTACGAGTGCTGGGGCGTATCTACAGACGGCAACGACAAAAAGAAGCCGTTCCGTTTCGTACAGGATCCCACTTCAGAAGAAATTGAAGCTGAAATGGGTGACAATTTTGAGCGTCGTGCGAGCTTCGATGGTGAAAGTGCCGAGCCCAGCAAATTTGCTGTTGCTGCTCCGGTTTACAACTACACGACTGCAAGAGTCGAAATAATCCAAATCACTCAAAAGAGCATTCTTCGTGAGTTGGACGGCATCTCCCAAATGGAGGATTACTCCAATCTGCTGGAGCACGACTTTGTTTTGGGCAAAGAGGGTTCAGGCAAAGCAAGTGAGTACAGCTTGCGTCCTGTCCCACAAAAGAAAGGCAGTGAAAAGGCAACCAAAGCTGCCTGGGACGACGCCTTAGAAGCTGGCTTCGACATTGATCGAATGCTGGATGACGGCAACCCATTCAGTGCTGAGTAAAACAGCATGTTTCAGGGGCTTAACCGCCCCTTTTTTTATTGCATACAATTAATCAGCTTTAGCCCTTCAATGCCTGATCGTCACTACGAAAAACCTTTACCAGAGACGATCACCACAATCTTGGAAGACGGCAGAGTTTCAATCTCAGTAGGAAATATCACTGGAATTGTTAGTTCGATGCACTTGATAGAACCCAAAGCTCATCAGCTACAAAAGGCTTGGCTCAAGAATCAGATGGATTTGGTAGATGCAAGCAACTGATTCTCAAAACGCATTAGCTGGTTTACGCCGCTGGACCCTGGAACGTGACGACTCTGGTCCGCACCGTGTGTATCGCGATGAGTCCGGCGTGTCTTACGCCTCAGTGACACACATTCTCAAAGAAACCTCACCCCAATGGCAAAAAGATGCACTCGACCGCTGGCTGGAACGCCCAACTGCTCCCATGGAGCGTGACATTGCTTGCCAGCGCGGCACTTTGGCGCACAATCACGCGGAATATGTCCTCAAGACGGCAGCAAAGCTGGCGCGACAGTCTGCAAACAAGCGAGGTAGCTGGAGGGCTGGAGATGACGGCCTGGAACGTGCCCCCAAAGGAATCACTAGCTGGGCAATCGAAAAAGCCATTCAGGGGGCTCCTAGGGTCTCCTGGAGCGCCTCTGGGTACGCCCGAGGTCTACGGTCTTGGATCGGAGAGAACGTAACGGCCATTCATGCCATCGAATTTTCCATTCATGACCCACGAGGCTGGGCTGGAACGGCTGACGCTTTAATCGACCTAGATGGCAAGCTCTGCATCGCTGATTGGAAGACCAGCGTTAACGCCCGTAGTGAAGAAATGTTGTCAAACTATATATGCCAGACTGGAGCGTATTCCCTGGGATTGCAGCACCTGACTGGGTTAAAGCCCAAGTGTGGAGCGGTTGTAGTAGCCCGACGCAGTGGAGCACCTCAAGTTCGGTTGCTCAGTGAGTTAGAATTACGTGGGGCAGAGTGTCAATGGTTAGAGAGAATGAACCTTTATACGGCCCAGCAAGCCCTAAAGAACTAAGTAAGGCACTGGAATGTCTCTATACGGGACAGATGAATGTGGCTATACAAGCCAGGGCATTAAGGATGACTCTGGAACGTCTAAAGCAACTGTTCAACGCCTACGTGGCAGAACGCCCCATCGATATAAACGATGAGGATATATATGCCGCTGATCTACAAATGACTTGGCCTTTTGCTTAGGACTGGAACGGTATGAAGAATTGGCTCGGCTTGCCGTTCATGGTCACGCCATCTTTCCAAGTCAACCCAATGCAATGGTCATTGAGCAGGCACTTGATCAGAAACTCATCAGTCTTTGGAGCGTAGATAACAACGTAGGCATTGGATGCCCAGTGGACCGTTTTGCCAGCCATCACGGCTGTTTTGATCTCAGTTAAGTTCATTTTTCTGAATACAGATAGGTGTTTAGTTTTTGATGCAATGCTTGAAGCATTTTGTACTTGACACAATCAGACTGTCTAATATTTTCAAAGAAACCCATTTCCATGAATACGGAATCATGGAGCGTTTCTAACTCTCTGAACGTGAACTCGATGCTGGTGTTTTTCATGTTGGAACGTAAGTGAGACAAAATCTCAGACTGTTTGAGACAACCCACCCATTCGGGCGAGTCTTTCGTATTCACGCACTAAACGTGCATAGTCTTGAACGTTGCCACCTTTAAAGGCAGTGATTAACAGTTGGCGCGTCATTCTCATCAACGCGTCCCTGTCTTCGTAGCTAATCCCTGGAACGGAATCCGCATCGATTCCCGCATCTTCTGCGAAGCGTTGAATATCGGCTGATTCACAGTCCCGATAAGCCGTCGCTCTGCTTAAGCCGTAGTCACGTTGGAGCGTTGCTGCTACGTCGGCCCGTTTAAGGCCCATATCGAGGAGTCGCTTCGCTTCCTCTAGTTGTGCTTCCCTTTCTTGATTGGTGCGCTTCATTCTGCGACCTCCCACTGAACGTCATCTAGGTAAACCGTGACGGTTGCCATGCAATGCGCTGGACCGTATTGGGCAGGCTCTGCAATGTCAGGCGGATACAAAGCTGCTGGAGCGGTTTGCACCATGTCGCCAACGATGGCGTGAACTCGTAGTTCAATCTCTCCGGTGTGGTGCGATCGGATCACCTCCACCTCTTCGATTCTGAGAATGTCGTGGTCCATCGGTTGTATTCGTTGGTTACTCTGCTACAGTAGCATCAGTTCAACCAACACCGCAACATGCAAGCAACTCTGGAACAAGTCCAAGCCCGTAACCAGTTCAACGCTTTTTGCAACCTTACTGAAGGTCACCTGGTGCGTTTACTCAGCGATTGGCAGGATCAAAAGGTGTGGAAGACTAGCGGCCACGGTGGAGCGGTTGCCAAGCTCCAAAAACAGTTTGACCACTACTGTCAGCAGAACGGATACAACTTGCAAGGAAAACCCTTTCTATCTCTGGTGGGGCGTTATGGCTCGTTAAACGTGTTCATTCGGGCGACTTGCTACCCAGGGGGAGAAGGTACCCCGATCAACCTATCGGCTGATGTCTACCTGGCGCGTTTCAACGATCAAACCGGCGTTATGACGCGGCTACTGGAATGCTACAAGCGCCGCGTAGATTACACCCTAGAAGAACTTAAAGAGAAGGCAGAACGGGCTTATGCACTGGAAGCCGAAGCCCGGGAGTTGCGCTCTTCAATCTCCGACTTTAGGTGACATTAAAAAGGCCCCTAATTGGGGCCGTTTTGTTGTTCATAGTGCTGAAGCTGGATAAGAATTTAAATATTCGGTGATACTGTCACGGATACAGTCGAACCCGTCCCGCCATGGAGTGTCATCACGCCTAGCGGCAAAGATGCATAGCCCATACTGCTGAAGCATTCCGACGCGATCGCTGACGCTCTCGGTCTCCCAATACTTTGAGATTCCCTCCGATTCCAGTTCGGAATGGTCATCGTCAGATAGCAACGGGTAACTCTCTACGGCTTGGATTGATTCGATCATTTCATCAGTGATAAATCGAATATCAACCGCAATGCCGCAGCCGTTGTGACCGTAACCAATCTCATGGATGGCGTTGTGTGGATCGTCTGAATCAAGAAATGTCCTGAAGTTTGACAATCCCACCAGGCCCGTTGTCCCGTAATCGCTGTAACCGAACAATGACGGAACGAATCCGAGGGACAACTCCCGCCAGCCATTATCGATGCAACGGGTAAACAACTCATCATGGGATTGATCCCACCAGACTTGACTAGGTTTTCCATCTTCGATCAGAACCCAATGGCCTTGACAACCGTCAAGTTGATCGACCCGACGCTTTAATTCGTTAGTCACTTTAAATTTAGGGTAAAAGAAAACCCCAGAGCGTGAACCCTGGGGCGTTTGATTAGATGAAAGAAGGAAGCTCAACAGGGAGAGCGTGTGCTCTGTAGCAACGATGAGGATTGATTCGACGCCATAGGACGGCGAGTCGTTCCGCGTCTGCTTTAACCCTGGGGCGACCGGACCCCTTGAATCGAGCCCAGCCTAACTTGCAGCCGTAGTAGCAGTAAACCGTATGGTTCATTGTACTACCTCCTGAGGCAGAGCTTTGGCTAGCTCGGTGGATAGCTTGCGGAGAAACTTTGCCGCTTCTTCGTCTTCCTTGCGATACCCGAGCTCTTTGACGTAACCAAGCACTGCACCACGCAGGACAGCATTGGTCAAACCCTCAAGCTCGAGCTTATCGTCGTTGTTAGTATCACGGATCGTGATCCGGCTGTCGTCACTGTATGAACTCGAGTAGAGATGCACAGCACAGGCGGCCAGACCACGGAACGTTTGAACGGTTGAAGCTTTCATTTAAGTGATAGAATGAAGGACATTGTGCTCCATCACACGCGGTGCGAGATTGACTGATTGCCACAGCGCCGGGCATAAAGGCGCATGGAGTCTCCCGCGAAATCGCGTGCTTCTGCTATGCAGTTTTCTAGGTTCTGTTACTGAAGGTGGACTCCTGGTGCCCCTCCCTCCATGTCTATAGTGTAGCACATTATCATCGGCCAGAGGGGGTGGGGTAGCAATCTTAACAATTGCTAAAGGATCCCCCAGGGGACTTAAATAAATACTGCCAAACCTATCTATTGTGCTACCCGGGGGCAGGGGTCAAAAAACACACTTCTTATGTGCTACACCCCCAAAACAAAATAGACCCCTAGATATGGCTTTACATGTTGCTATTGTGGCTGCAAAGGTTGTTTCCTAGTTATGGACGAAAACACCACCGAAGAGAAGGTAGTAAAAAGAATCGGTGGTCCAAAAAACCCGAAGGACATCCAAGAAGCCCGCATTCTTCGCCTATATCGCCGCCAATTAGAGGGTTTACCCGCTCTTCAACTGGTACTCGACCACGCAAGCAAAGAACAGGTGGGACGTGCCACTGCATTCCGCGATTGGAAAGCAGTCCAAGTCCTAAATCGCGAAGATTTTGAGCGCGAACGCGAAGATATGGCCTCCAGAATATTTTCTATGCGCTCCCGCCTCTACAACTCCGCCGTAAAACGAGGCCAAATGCAAACAGCTGCCAACGTCCTCGATTCCCTGGCACGTATGGTCGGTTGCGATCAGGTGGAAGAAAGTAGCACATTACCTGAAATCCACGTTAAGATCGAAAAACCCGAGTAAATAACACTTTTGGCGAAAACACTCGATATAAGCCTTCGTCCCGCCCAAGGAACTGTATTTAGCGCCAAAGAAAGATTCCGCATATTGGTTGCAGGCCGTCGCTTCGGCAAGTCCTACCTCTCCTGCATCGAATTATTCACCAAAGCCCTGGAACGTCCGGGCGAAACCTATTTTTACTGCGCCCCGACATACCGAATGGCAAAGGACATTGCCTGGAAAACGTTAAAAAAGACAATCCCGAAGGAATACATACGCTCCAAGAACGAAACTGACTTACGCCTAGATCTTGTAAACGACTCCACGATCGAACTAAAAGGCACAGAAAACGCAATGGCGCTTCGTGGCCGATCTTTAGCAGGAGTAGTGCTAGACGAAGCCGCCTTCATGGAATCAGAAGTTTGGTTCGAGGTCATCCGCCCCGCTCTAGCAGACAAACAAGGCTGGGCACTTTTCATCTCTACCCCAGATGGAACGGCCAGCTGGTTCTACGACCTGTGGTGCTACTGCGAAGAAGACAAAACAGGCGACTGGATCCGCTGGTGCTACACAACAATTGAGGGCGGCAACGTCCCTGCCCATGAAGTTGAAGCAGCCCGAGCCCAACTTGACTCTCGTACATTCCGCCAAGAATTTGAAGCCAGCTTCGAGAACCTTACAGGCTTAGTCGCCATAAGTTTCAGCGACGAAAACATATCCACCGAAGCCAAAGACATCAAGGTCTTGCCCTTACTACTAGGCGTTGACTTCAACGTTGACCCAATGAGTGGCATTTGCGCCGTAAAAGACAACGAAACGCTGTACGTCTTCGACGAAATCATGCTGCGCGGTGGAGCGACAACCTGGGATTTCGCAGAAGAAGTAACCCGCCGCTATGGCGTGGATCGTCGCGTAATCGCGTGCCCGGACCCTACAGGCGGCGCAAGAAAAACTTCTGGCATTGGCGTAACAGACCACACGATTTTACGCCGCAGCGGCTTTAACGTTCAATCACCAAAAGCACCTTGGAAAATACGCGACAAAATTACAGCTGTAAATACTGCCTTATTTGATGCTGCTGGAACGCGAAGAACGGTAATTCACCCACGTTGCAAACAACTAATCAAGGATTTAAGAACACTAACTTACACACCAAACACCGGCCTACCTAACAAAAATTTGGGAGTAGACCACGCATTTGACGCATTTGGCTATTTAGTTTTGCAACAATTTAATTTGGCAAAACCAGAAGCAATGGGCACTACGTCTTATCGCTTGTACTAGAGCAGCAGCTTGCTGTTAAAGGCACTCGAACCATATCTCCCTCCCAATGCAGGTAAGCACCGATGTTTACTTCTGGTGCTTGTGCGGTGTACCAGCGAAAATCACAACTGGTGCAGTGCCTCCGACGCACAGTTTCATACGGCCCTTCAACAGTTTTCTTAGTCGTAACGACATGCACGCGAAACGATCCGCATTTGGGGCACTTCAAAGTAGCTATTGATTGGCACGAAAGCCTAGACTAGGTCATTAGTTATTGCTTATCGAGATGGCTGACAAGAAAAGTGCTGCGACAAAGCGGTGTGAGGGCTATATGAAGGCTGTTCGTAAGAGCAAGAAGAAGACCACTAGTAAGAAGAAAAAGTAAGCGTTAGACTGAAGCAACCCTACTGCCCATCTGTCATGCCCCAAGGCCCCGGAACCTACGGCAGCAAGAAAGGCCGCCCCGCCAAAAAGAAAAAAGGGCTGTACGCAAATATCGCAGCCAAAAAGAAGCGAATTGCGGCTGGATCTGGCGAAAAGATGAGAAAAGCGGGCGATCCTGGCGCACCAACCGCAAAAGACTTCAAAAAATCTGCTAAAACCGCTAAAAAGCCACCCAAAAAGAAGAAGTAATGGCTGAAAAGAAAAAGCGTAAAAAAGGGCCAAATCTTAGTGTTGGCCGTGGTGAAAAACTTCCAGCAAGTAAAGGTGCAGGACTGACTGCAAAAGGCAGGGCTAAATATAATAAAGAAACCGGCTCAAATCTAAAAGCACCTGTCACCGGCAAGCCTAAAACCAAGAAAGAAGCAGCGCGTAAGAAATCTTTTTGTGCTCGCAGCAAGAGTTGGACTGGAGAACGAGGCAAAGCTGCTCGAAGGAGATGGGGTTGCAACAACTAATCAATGGTTAAAATAATGACATGACTTACTCCGTCCCAGGGCTCGTTCGGACCCATTTGGTCAGCAGCTCCTACATGGGGAGTGTTGACAGTCCATTTGTCCGAACACGGGCAGTGATTGACCAGATGAAAGGCTGGGAAATCATGAAAGCCGTGGTCTCTGGCACTGAGTATTTACGTGATAACAGCGAAGCATTTCTGCCATTAGAGCCTCGCGAAGATTATTCCGCGTATCTAGCGCGTGTAAATCGTGCTGTATTTACGCCATATACCCAACGGTTGATTCGAGCGGCGGCAGGTTTAATTCTGCGTAAGCCAATCAATATTGTTGGCGATCCATATTGGACAGAAGTTTTCAACAAAGATGTTGATGGCTGTGGTTCAGATCTGGATGAGTATGCACGTCGTCTGGTGATTTGTGCTCTGACCTATGGCCATTGTCATACGTTGGTTGACTTTCCCGCTCCAACAGAAGCCCGAAGCCTTGCAGAAGAGCGTGCATTAAACCGTCGTCCATATTGGATTGAGGTTGATCCAACCAAAGTGTATGGCTGGCGTTTGGATCGGGAATCGAATTACGGCAACCTGACGCAAGTGCGAATTGGCGAAAAAGCTGTTGTAGCTGACGGTGAGTTTGGAGAAAAAGTCTATGACCAGATTCGTGTCATTGAGCCGGGTCGTTATCGCGTCTATCGGCAAGAAGAGCAAAAGAAAGCGATGCAAGGGAACTTCCCATACCCCTCTTCGTTTGACCAATCAGACGCTACGTCGGAGTTTGAGCTTATTGAATCTGGGCCGTATTCACTTGATCAAGTCCCCTTGGTCACGATCTACGCGAACAAGACGGACACACTGACAAGTCGTCCACCGTTACTGGACATTGCTCATCTAAATCTTGCTCACTTCCAGCGTCAAGCTGACTTGATTCATAGCCTGCATATCGCATCACAACCGATGTTGGTGCTTGAGGGTTGGGATGACCAGACTAAAGATATGGCGATTAGTGTTAACTATGCGATGGCGACGCAGCCGGGAAACAAGGTCTACTACGTGGAGCCTGCCGCTAGTGCTTTTGAAGCGCAATCTGCGGAGATCCAAGAATTACAGCAACAAATGGCGACGTTGGGCATCAGCACGCTTAGCCAACAAAAATTTGTAGCTGAATCAGCCGACGCACGACGACTAGACCGTATCGACACAAATTCAATGTTGTCGATGGTATCGATGGATCTGGAGTCTGGCTTGCAGAAGGCTTACAACTTGGCTGCTAATTATCTAGGTATTGAGCCACCTGAAGTGAAGATCAGCCGTGACTTTGACCTTCAGCGTCTTATTGGCCAAGACATTACGGCAATGGCTCAGCTGTTCCAAGACAGCATTATTGATCGCGAAGAGTTCCGCGACATGTTGGTACAGGGTGAAATCCTGCCTACATCAGCGGAGTCGCAGAATCAGTCGGCAGAGGTACAGTAGGGGCATAACAGCCTTTGTTCTCATGGGACTTCGATTTGAGGAGATCAACCCTCCTGCAAAGAAAGAAACTGCCGCTGCCAAAAAATCAGCGCGTAAAACAAAAGATACTAAAGTAGAAGAGTCCACTAAATCCTAAAAATGGAAGAACAAGTCATCCAGGAGACGCCAGTGGCAGCTCCTGAACAGCCCGTGGCTGAGACTGCGACTTCAACTCCTGCTGTAGACGTTTCAGCGTACGAACAGCAGATCCAGGCATTAAAAGTACGTGCCAGTGAAGCCGAGGATAAATTCCAAGGCATCAAGGGCAAGCTTGATGATGTCTACAAAAAGCAAGACGATCAACGCAGAAAAACGCTTGAAGACCAGGGTCAATGGAAAGACCTTTGGGAAGAGGCCAACAAAACTGCTCAAGACAAGCAACAACAAATTGCTGATCTAGAGCGTCAATTGCAAGAGCTTCGCACTTCAAACGAAACTGCAGCGATGCAAACGTCTGCATTGTCTGCAATTAGCCAGGCTGGAGCGATTAATGCTGAGCAGATGCTGCAATTAGTGCAGAACGGTCTTAAGAAGTCTGAAGATGGCAGCGTCAAAGTTCTTGACGGTGGCGTTGAACAAGACTTAGGTGTTTATTTAGCCAAGCTAAAAAATCCTGGTTCTGGCTTTGAACATCACTTCAAGCCAAGCACTCAAGCTGGCATGGGAGCTAAGCCATCTACAGGGACTGCAGGTGCCGCAGGCATCGCAAATCCTTGGCTAGAGGGTAGTATTAACTTAACAAAGCAAATGGCTTTGGATGCTTCCGACCCTGATCTTGCAGCTGTGCTCAGGAGAGAGGCCGGTAAATAGTCCCTGTGGGACACCATTTCAAGTCTGTGACTTGATCCACCGCAAACATTATCCCTGAATAAGAAATGGCTGCTCCATTTCAGAATTATTCCGGCGGTGTCCTACTCGCGGACATCGTCAAGAGGAATAATCTCAGCACCTATGTGTCTGAGGCCATCAAAGAGCGCAGCTTGTTTATCAAGTCTGGCGCTGTCATCCGTAACGCACTTCTCGATTCACGTGAAGGCGGTACTCGCATCCAAGTCCCCGAGTTCAATCCTGTATCTCCAACTGAGGAGATTCTGGACGGAACAGCAACATGGGGCACCAGTTCTGGCGGTTATCTGACTCCTCAAAAGATCGGAACCGGAACCCAGATTGCAACCATCTGCCATCGCGGTTTCGCGTATGCCGTAGATGACGTTGCGGTATTGGCTGCTGGTGAAGATCCAATGCTTCACATCCGCAATCAGCTGGCTGATGCAATCAACAAGCTGAACAGCGCACGTCTGTTCTCACAGCTTGCTGGCTTGTTTGGCACGGCACTTTCTGCCAATGCACTGGATAAAGGTAAAGGTGCTGCTTCTGGCGGTGCTGAAGCCAACTTCCTGACTGCTGCAACAGTGGCAGAAGCACGCTCCAAGCTCGGAGAGCGTGGTGAAGAGCTGGACACTCTGATTGTTCACCCTTCCGTTGCTTACTACCTGTATCAGGTAGGGATGCTGACCTTCTCTACTTCAGCACTTGCCGCTTCTGGCGCAGTGACCTGGGGTGGTGGTGGCGTTGGTATTGGCGCTCGCGAAGTTGGTGAGTTTGCAGGGATGCGCGTAGTCGTTGACTCACAAGTCAACACTGTCGCTCCTGGCACTTCTGGCCACCAGAAAGAGTTCTACTGCTATCTGGTTAAGTCAGGCACCATCCTTGAAGGCGTGCAGCAAGATCTTCGGATTGAAGCTGATCGCAACGTCCTCTCGAAGCAAGACGTGCTTTCTGTGGATTACCACAGCACCTATCACGTGATGGGCACTAAGTGGTCTGACGCTGGTGATAACCCCACCAACGCTCATCTGGCTACCGCTAACAAGTGGGCCGCCACTTATGACATCGACCTGATCCCTATGGTTCAGTTGACTGTCAACACTCCGCTGGATACCAGCACCATCTGATCTTGATCAGAGCAAAGGCCCTACCATTAGGTGGGGCCACCTTATTATTGTCTTATGGCTGCCACGATTAACGCCACACTCAAGAGTGAGACAGCCAACAGCTTTGTGACGTTGGCAGAGGCAGACGCGTATTTTGAAACCGTTCCAAGCTCAACGCAGTGGGACAACAAACAAGACGACAAGAAAAATCGTGCCTTAATTTCAGCTACAAGCTGGATCGACACGTTGAATTTCTATGGTGATCGTTGCGACTCAAGCCAAGCTTTAAGTTGGCCCCGCAATAATTATCATGTCGATCGTGTAGAGCTGACCTGTTCCGCGATCCCAAACGCAATTAAAAAAGCTACATATCTACTAGCGTTTGAGCTGGCTAATGACACGGACGCGATTACAGGGAATACCGGCAATAAGGGGTTATACGAAGAAGTCGAACTCGGAGACCTCAAGGTCAAGTACAACACTGCTAGCCAAGCTACTGGAACTGTCAATAACGTATTCGACGTTTACCCTTGGCTGCAGTCTTATCTTGGTGCTTATTGCCTTGGAGGTTCTGGCTCTTATCAAGTTCGTATGGTGAGGGGTTGAAATGTCACTTGTAGACAGCACTTTTAAGTCAATCCCCAAGGATTTACTGGACGAATGGGGTCAAGACATCACGCTTGTTAAGACGACAACGCCACGCACTTACGACCCAGCAACAGGTGCTGTGACTGGTGCGGATACATCTGTTGTGTTGAAGGGTTTGATTTCTAATGTTTCGGCAAGAGAAAGCGAAGGGCTTTATCAAACAACTGACATCAAGGTGATTCTTGGTGGTGATGAGTTGAACTCTTACTACCCGACTGAAGCTGACCGTATTCAGTATTCGCAAGCTGGCGTGACTAGAGAAGCGAAGATTTTAAATGTGTTGAGTCTTCGGGGCGAAGATCCTTTGCTCCACACAATCGTTGCGAGGCCGCAGTAATGGCGAAGAGAGATCTTAAATTTTTGATAAAGGACATAGAGGATGCCACTCTTGAAGGAGCTAGGACAGCTTGCGTTCAAATAATGAATGATCTTGTTGAAGCAGGGCCAGCTTACTCAGGAGAATTTTCAGCATCTTGGTATGCAGTTGCTCCCGGTAAAGCCCCTGGAAGTCCACGCAGTTCCACAGGTTTGTATAAGTACACTTTAAGAAATGTCCCTAAAACTAAATTTAAGACAACAGGTTTATACACGATATTAAACACTTCTCCGTATGCAGCGGAGGCAATGGATCTTGTCCCTTATTCAAAGCCTACGGAACGTTTAGAAGAACGAAAAGTGCTTAGCAAAACAATAAAAACCGGTAGACGCTCGCCAGGAGACACTCGTGGGCAAGTGGTTGGGGACGGGGGTTCTGCAAGCTCTGCACCCGCTGATTGGTGGTCAACCTTCGGGTTAGGCGGACCTTTAACCAAGTCCATTGGAAAAGGTTTTGGCAAAGGATTCCTTACATTTGGTAAAGCAAAAGGATTTAGCTGATGAACTACCAAGCAATTCGAGCCGCAGTTGAAAATCCACTTTTAACTGCTTTTAACAGTTTGTCACCAGCTGTGCCAGTATTTTTCGACAACATCACTGCTGCCCCAGCTAATACAACAACAGAGTACGTTCGAGTAAATGTTACGTTCGGCCTAACAACAGAAGTAACGCTGACCAGCAATCTTGACTTTGTTAGAGGCAGTGTAGTTATTCGTGTTTACAGCGAGAAAGGGAAAGGCCCTGCAAGGAACCAAACGTTGGTAAACACAGCGGCAACAACGCTACTTTCTTTAAGCGCGTCCACTAGAGCAGCTACGGGTATTTATTTTCGACCTGGGGCGGTTAATGGGCCTACTTTTTCAACAACTGAACAATCCCCCCACATGATGGGGCGTATAGACGCTGGCTTTATTGCCGAAGATCACGGTTAAATGTTTTGCGGACAACGCGCTAAGCTGTATGAGTCCGGGTTTCGCCCGTAAGTCCACCATTCTCAGTACCACGAATGGCTACCGTCCTTTCGGGCACCTCTGGAGCCCTTTATTACAAGCCAGCTGGCACATCTGGAACCTTTAAGGCTGCAGATGTAACTAGCGGCAGCGACACGATCAAAGTTGGAACGTTTCTGAACTTCAAGGTAAACGACAAAGTTTCGTTTACTACCGGTGGGGGCACTCTTCCCGGCGGTCTAGCTGCAGGAACTCCTGTCTTTATCAAGACCTACACCGCTTCTACTGGAGCAGCAACGTTTTCTGCAACAGCAGGCGGTTCTGTACTCGCCCTGTCAAGTGACGGGACTGACGGCACTAGCGCCTTTACAGTTGCGTTTACTGAGTTCCAAGCAGTTGCAAACGTGCGCTCCTGGAACTTTGAAATAACCCGAGATGAAATCGATGTGACAAGCATCGGTGGCACTTTGGGTCAAAGCGCACCATTCCGAACCTTTATCTCTGGGTTTGCGGATGGCACGGGTTCAGCTGAGGTTTACTTCACTGATGACGACACCGGCATTTCGGCTCGTTTGATTGAAGACGTTACTCAGCGCAACCAAGCTGGTGCAACCTTCAAGCTGTATATGGATGCAGTTGTTTCAGCTGGTACGCCAGACGATGCAGCCAGCCGTTCCATTTCAATGGAAGCAGTGCTGACTTCTGCGAGTTTCTCAGTAACTCCAGACGACGCTCAGGCGATTTCAATTAACTTCCGTCCAACGTCAGCTCCTACATTCGACTTCGCTAAGAGCTAATAGTCGATTGATGATAAAGAGGCCCCTGACATTGTTAGGGGCTTTTTTAGTGCTAGTGTAGTAAGACAATTAGTTGTAACTCATGGCATTACGCGCCATTGACCGTCTCAAGAAAGCCGCAAATTTAGAGGCAACAAAAAGAGTCGTTACTCTTTCAGATGACAGCGAGTTTGAGATGTGGGTTACGCCACTGACGATGGCAGAACGTGAACGCGCCCAAAAGCGTGCTGGATCGGATGACGCCAATGCGTTTGCTTTACAGCTACTGATTACTAAAGCGAAGGATGAAGTGGGGGAGTCTTTGTTTCTGGCTGGTGAAGTTGATGTCTTAAAGAACGAGGTAAAGGACAAGGACTTACAGTCTTTGATGCTGGCAATTTTGACTGACGACGAAGAAGAAGAGGCAATCGACCCAAAATCCTAGGAGCCGAGCTTCGTAAGGACAACTGGCTCATGCTGCAATTTGGTATTGCCAAGGAGCTTGGCATGAGCTTGTCGGAGCTACGGTCAACGATGACTGCAGAAGAAGTCTTGGGTTGGAGCGCGTATTTTAAAATTTTGAACGAAGAGCAGGAGAAGGAATTAGCAAAGGCCCGTAGGCGCAGGTAGAGTGTCCTGATACAGGTGTGTTGTTTCTGCAGTGGCCTCTAGCTATCAGGCAAAAATTGATCTGATTGTCACAGGTCTGGAAAAGATAAAGGCAGCAGAGACCAGGATAAAAAACCTTGTTTCAGAGTCAAAAAAATTAAAACGAGGTAGCACTGCCCAGAGAGGAACAGTTGCTTTAGCGACTGTAACGCGTACTGAGCGTCAAGCTTCCCAAAAAAGTGTTCGTATTGCAGAGCAAAAGCTTACACTTCAATCTAAATTAAACGCCGCCACTGACCTTTACAACAGAAAGCTTAGGGAGTTTACGCGTGCAGGGGGCGAATCAAACAGTAAATTACAAGGTCGCGTTGACCAGATAAAGCAAGCATTTCAGGCTGGGACAAGAGGGGGACAAAAAAATATTCGCCTAGCTAGAGCATTAGCAACAGAACTAGGCCGCGTTGTTGAAAAACAACGTGAATCTAATCGTCTTCAGGTTATTAGAAATAAAGGGTTTGAAGAAGGTAGACGTGGTTTTGAGCGAATTGAGGCACTTAAGGCTGGTGGCGTCTCTGATAGTCGTGGCCTTGGCCGTGCCGAAAGTCTTGTCAAAGGCATTGGAGTGGCAGCGCAGACAGGAGATCAAGCTGCTTATAACGAGGCCGTAAGAAAAGCCAAAGCGGTTTTAAACCGTTTGGAACGCGATTATAAAAACGCTTCTACAGCCCAAAAAGCTTCAACTAAGGCTAAGCGTGATGTTGAAAGAGCAGAAAAGAGACTTGCCGCTGAGACAAAGAAGGCAGAAACAGCTTCTGCAGCACGTCGCCGTGCCCGCAAACAAAAATTCACTGATGTAGCCACTGGATTTGGCTTCCCACTGTTGTTTGGCGGCGGCCCGCTTCAAGCGGTAGCAGGCGGCCTTGGTGGAGCGGCAGGTGGTTTAGGCGGATCAATTGCTGCCAGCGCACTTACTGCACAGGTCGAAGCGTTCGCGACAGAAGCTGCAACGGTTGGCCAAGCCTTGAACTCAACCGGTGGTGCGCTGGAATTAATGCGCGAAAAATCTTTGTTTAGCACCGATGCGGCAAGGGAGCGTGCTGCCGTCTTGGAAGAGCTGGGTCAAGTAGAGGAATTGGCGGCACATCTTGGCCAGGAAATGGCAAAGGCGATTGGCAATGAAGGCGTCAAAGCGTTGCAAGATTTAGGCGAAACAAGCAAGGAAACAACAAGACTTTGGAACTTACTGACTGTGCAGTTATTCAAGTTAATCTCTGGTCCACTTAATGCCTTCTTAAAAATTGTCAATCAGGCTCTTGGTGGCATTACGGTACAGCAACAGGTTGAGGCGCGGAAGGTAGATCTTGGAGCGGATGGCGCAGCTGCGCTGGACGCTCGAATCGCTGAGTTAGTGGCGGGTGACGATTCCGGTATAACCGAGAAAAGAAAACGTAGGGGGTTCAAAGGCGCTGGAGGGTTAAGTAAGACTGATGCACGGACGCAGGCTTTAGGTGAAGCTCAGTTTCAAGTTGCTGCTAAGCCGCTTCCGATCACAAAACAGGACCAAAGAGATTTTTCAGTCAGTGGCGGGGATAAAGCTGCCAAGGACAAGGCACGTTTAGATCAAAAACTGGCAGCACTTGAGCAAGAAAGACAGAAGATACTTGAGATCTCTGCCTTTAAGGACAAAATTGCTGCGGCCGAGGCTGCAAGCGATTCACAGCTTGTTATTCGTTTACAAGGTGAGCAACGAATTGCTCAGATTGAATCCAAGCGTCTAACAGATCTAACAAAGGTCAAAGATCAACGATTGATTGACGCGATTAACATCAACGCAGCAACCGAAAAGCTTGCAGCGCAACGTCAGACTGAGCGTGACATTACTGAGGAGCAGCGCAAGCGTCAGGAGCTTTTTGACACAACGATCGAAGGGCTTGAGCATCAACTCAAGATGACAGAAGCAACCAGTCAGGCGGAGCGAGATCGCCTGAAGATTGCAAGAGAGATGAAAAAGCTTGAGGATAAAGGTCTTAAAGGCGATCAACTGACGCAAGCTCAAGGCCTCATGGAGCGTTTGGCTGTAGCGCAGCAGCCTCTGAATGCCTTTATTACTAAAGCCACTGACGACCTAAATAATCTGCAGCAAGTTGCTGTTGATGTTTCTCAGGGAATTGGCAATGCAATTGGCGGTTCACTGGTCAACGGTTTGCAGGGGTTGGTTACTGGAGCGACATCAGTCAAGCAAGTGTTTGCCGACATGTTGAGGAGTGTGGCTGATGTATTAGCCAAAACCGCTTCACAAATGATCGCTCAATACATTGCGATCGGGATTGCAAAAGCGTTTGCTGGGATGGGCGGTGGGTTTAACAGCCCTGCCGCCAGCCCTGGGGGCTCTGCTGGTGTCGCAGGCATTGGTGGAGGTGGCCTTGGTGACGTATTTGGCAATACCAGTTTGTTTGAATATGCAGAAGGTGGTTATGTCAACAAGCCAACCAACGCATTAATTGGTGAAGGTGGCGAGCCTGAGTACGTCATTCCTGAATCCAAAATGCGTGAAAGCATGTCTCGTTATTCACGCGGCTCGCGCGGAAACAGCGTCATTCCTACCAGTGGCGGTGGAGCGGAAGACAGCGGCGGTGGTACTGCAGTTGCCGCACCAATCGATGTTCGCTACACCGTGGAACGTATCAACAGTGTTGACTATGTAACCGCTGATCAGTTCCAATCTGGCATGAAGCAAGCCGCCAGCCAAGGTGCTAAACAGGGTGAACAGCAAACGTTAAAGAGGTTACAAATGAGCGGTGGTACGCGTAAGAGGCTAGGAATGTGACGGCATTTGCTTTTGGTCATGCCTTACAAATTGTGATTGAAGGCGGTGCTGACTTCCGCTTTCAGAACTTTTTTATTGGAAAAAACATGACCCACACTGGCGCTGACAATGTAAATGCGAATTTTCAGTTTGTGCCATTTGGTTTTTCTGGCGTCACTGTTAACCGCACAGGCGACGGAATGGACGCATCCCTCGTTTTTCCAAACAATGCTTTGACGAGAGAGTGGGGCAGAGACGCAATTATCAAAAGCTACCGAATGATGGTGCAGGTGTTAATTATTGAGAACTCTACCTCTGTTCAAGGTCAGACAGTGACCAGCCCGGGAGCTACTGTTGTTCACACTTACACAGGCGTCGTAACCGGTGGACAGTGGGACAACGTTTCGCTCAACATAGAACTTAGTTCTGTTTTAGATGCTGTTGGTACGGACGTGCCAAATCGATCCCTGACTCAAACACTTGTAGGCAACCTGCCAATTAGCAATGGTGTCCGACTGCGCTGATCTCATTGGAATGCCGTATCGGCTAGGTGCTGACGGCAGTGATGGCCATATTGACTGTATCCACCTTTGCTACAAGGCTTTAGGGCATATCGGCATTGATCCGCCACCGTTTAAGCAGTCCTGGTACGAGGCAAGCAAATGGGAAGTATCGCGTGATTTGTTGAACTGGGGTTTTCGGGTCAAGAAGCCTGAGTATGATGGGGATATTCTGCTGTTACCGCAGCAATCCTGGGCATTCGCAGTCACATGGCAGACGGGAATTTTGTACGTCAATCGAATATCAAAAAAGATTCAGTGGTCTTCGGTCCAACTGTTTCCAACGTACCACTGCTTCCGTACGAGAAAGAGTTAATTAAGACGATTGGAATTACAGAAGAAGAGTATCAACTTTTTGCAGCTGAAGTAAGGCGGCGCGGTCGGTTAAGACCTGCAGAGTATGAGCATATTCCTCATGTAGTTAACGGCGACCCAGTAACCGCCACACTTGTAAGTATTGCGGTCAGTCTTATACTAACTGGCGTTTCATACCTGCTGACGCCAAAACCTAAAGCACCTGAAGCATCAAAACGATCACAGCTAGACCTTGGCAGCGTCAACGCTGCAAGCCGTTTTGTCCCAAGCCGTGGGTTTGACAGCTTAAATGAGCTTGCAGATTACGGTTCTCCCATACCGATCATTTTTGGTCGTTATGTCAAGGCTAAAAAAGTTGGCGGGATGTTGGTTACGCCAAAGCTTGTTTGGTCACGGATGTTTAGCCATGGAACGCAGCAATCAGCCAAGTTGATGTTTGTTGTTGGCGAACACGGTTTTGCCGATGGTGTTAGCCCTGATGGGATTATTGAGCCTGAGCTTGAAGGTATTTTTCTCGGCAACAACGCCTTAGACATTCTGTTCAGCGACTTTTTTGCGTTCTATTGGAAACGCAACTCACCAATGCTGACGGATGGGCTTACTGATTCAGCGTCAAGCTTTAACCGTTTGGAGCGGAGAAATCTTTTTTATGGATCGGCTGGCGACCCGAGCAAAGGAGATCCGTTCGAGTATGCGAGTGATGATGATGTATTTGAATGCCCAAGCGATACCGGAGCTAGGTCTAAAAGTTTTTGTCATGCGTTTTCGCCTACTAATAATACTCAGTTTGGGGTGTACGGGGCTATTCCTAATGGCACTGGTTACAGGGTAAATTTTGAGCTTGTGCCAATCATTAAGGGAACTGAAGACAAACAAAAGCACGCATTAACGGTGCGTCAAATGAAAATTACTGGCGACAAAGATTCAAATTTTGACATAGGCAACGAAAATTTGTTAAAAAAAGTACGGCGGTTTTACATGGATGGCGAAGGCCGTCAGTACAGCCCACGCATGGGTTTAAGCGCACTTATAAGAACAAACGGAACAGTGCTTGACGTGCCAGGTAATAACTTAACTGAAAGAGATCGAGTTGATGTTGGCGACATTGTTGAATTTGAAATCAAGAAAGGAGAAATTCCAGAAAACAAGTATCAGCGCAGCAATAACAGAGGCGGTGAAAACGTTGATGACATTAATGCTACGGTCGAGGCAGAGCAGCTTGCAGCCGATGAAGCAATGCAGGTTGGAGAGCAATTTGCTGTTGGCAACGTATTGTTTGTGGTTATAGGGCGCAGGCATCAACGGTTTGACCCTACGATCGATATGACTCAAAAAATTAGCTTAAGGTGTATTGATACTGACGAGTCGCAAGATGCAAGGATTGGTTTTGTAAACGACCATGAAGTTATAGATCCTGAAAAAGATTTTATTGCTGATGGGAGTGGAGTTAAACCTATATTTTATCCCGTAACAAGAATTGCTACCGCTATCGTCAGAAACAACAAGCCCGCTGTTGTAACTGAGATAGGCATCCGAAGTAGAGTTTTTCAACGGCTAAATGGCATTTGCTCTTTTAACAATCTGCCCACTCCAGACCAGTTAGACAAGTTTCAGCAGAACGAAGTATCAGTGCGCTCTGGAACGTACACAGGCTCAATCGTCAGGTCTTCTGTGTTTCAAGTTTACGTGCGCGAAGCTGGCGTAGATAGCAGCAACAATGCCTTTAGATTTAGACGTATAGATTTATTTTTTGTTGTCAGGGGCAGCACGCCTGTTGATCAATACAACTTCATCAGGTTCAAGCATCCACAAGGAGAGCCTAAGGAGCTTGAATACAAGTTTGTATCAGTCGCGGCATCTGAGGTAGCGCAGTTGTCTGACGATGAAGAAATGATTCTTCTTTCCGCGTCAATTTCTGACGTAATAGAACCACTTGTTTTTGAAGATAAGAATATTTCAAGTCTTGGAAGATTTGAAATAGAAACGGCTGGCTCCAGGATCAGAAAGAAAGATATTGAAAAGAACAAAGAATTTTTACGCAACCCAAAAACCAAAATAGTTGGTGAAGAGACCACGGTGCCTTCAGCAGTACAACCCAATTCCGCGAGACCTGCGGATCAGGGTGGTGTATTTCGCCGTGCCATCTCAATGGTTGAGCACGCAAATGCAGGCAACCTAGAGCCGCCTGGTCGGATGGGTTCTTTTACCTTTGCAATTTTTGGCAATGCTGATAATTACCCAGGCGGTGAAGGAACACAAAGAACTTTAAACACTCGCGAAGACCTGCCTGGTAACAGATGGGTCAGGGTGCAATGGACGGTCGACAAGCGAGCATTGCTAGCTGATCAATACGCAAGAGCCAATAACGGTCAAATTTATGTTTGGCGAATACTTAGTGCACAAGTAATTGGTAGTTCTCCAGGGTTCAATAAGAACGATCTTATTCTCATTAGGCGTGGAGAGGGTTCAACAGAAGGCACAGAGCAGCCAGGCTATTCCAATTCTCCTTATCCAAGCAGCAATAATTTCAGAGACAATCATCCTTCTGGGCAAGCAATTCGGTGGTCCGGGTTTTACTACAGGATTACGGACATTAACACCACAAGCGTGCCTGAAGGGCGCATGGGTGGCTATTTCTATGACATCTTTGGCGATGCAGAAAATCTTGCACTTGGAACAAAAAGCAGCGCAATTAAAAGCATTCAAGAAGGAAGTAAAAGAATAAAAATCAGACTTAATGTTGAGGTGATGAGTTTACCTGCGGGTCACTTTACTGGCCTGACAAAGAAGTGGAATTTTTCCGGCCCTGTTGAAGTTATTAATGACGGTTACACGACAAGCGACTGGGATAAGGACGAAACTTTCACGCACACTGAGACCATTTCTCCTGCCAATAACGCTTTTTACTGGACTTATAACCAAGTAGGTTTCCAATACAGGGTCGCTGATCTTGTGACTACCCCTGGTACGTCTGAATTAACAGGAGATACCGAATTTGAAAATCATAGTCAGTATGCAGATCTAAGTTTCTATAGAGGTTTGGTGCAAAAATCAAACGAATCAGAGCCTGAGCACAGCATTGTTTACGTCAACGAAGTTCTACCTAACAGCAAAGTTCCAGAATATAACGGTTTAACAATTGCCGGTTTATCGCTCAAGGCTAGCCGTAACTTTACAAGCTTGGACCAGCTGCGTTGCTGGATCGGGCAAGGAATACCTGTGAAACGTTTGCATCCTGATACGACTGCTTCTGCAAACAACCCTTATGACGAACCGGGTGATTTGTATTACCAAGCGTCGGTTGGCCCAAGCCACTTATTCACCGACCTTGTTTTTTATCTGCTGACTGACAGGCAAGGTGGAGCGGGCAACCTTATGGGCATGACCCCAGATAATGCGTTCTTGCTGAACGTAGATGATTTCAGAGAGGCCGCTAGGTTCATTCACCAGCAAGAATTGTTTTTTAATGGAGCGATTACAGAACGCACAAACCTTCGTCAATACATCACAGACACTGCGCCTTATTTCTTGTGCAACTTTGTGATGATGGATGGGAAATTTTCTCTGCTGCCAGCTCTTCCGTACAACAAAGCAAGCGGTCACATCAACACCGGGCCAGTACCAATTGATCAGCTGTTTACGTCAGGCAACATCTTGGAAGACAGCTACAAGCTCGAATATTTAAGAAGCGAAGAGCGCAGAAACTTTACAGCCACAGTTCGGTATCGGTTTGAGTCGCGCAATAAACTCCCAGAAGAAAGAGTTATGAAAGTAAAAATAAAAGGCAGCCCATCAGCAAACTTGCCGGAAGAAAATTTTGATCTGACACAGTTCTGCACTTCTAGGGGCCACGCTGTTAAGGTCGCGCAATACTTCTTAGGTCTTCGTAAGTTTGTCACTCATACAATTAGTTTTTCAACAACGATAGAAGGTTTAAATTTAAGAGCGGGTTCATACATCAAGGTCATTACTGAGTCTTCTCCGTACAGAAGCGCAAATAACGGTACGGTCAGTTCATCAGGGGCGGTGACAAGTGTCGAAAGCCTCTCTGATGGAATGTATAGCGTCACCTTTTTCCAAGTAGGTTCAGAAGACGTAGACGATGGACGGATGGAAATTAGCGGTGGGAGGGTGGCTGACACCAGATTCCACAATTCTGTGTTCACTGTCCAAGACGGCAACAAGAGCGAGAACGTTTATGTTGTTGAGCAGTTAACGTTTTCGCAGGAGGGCACAGTGGATATTGTGGCTTCTGAGCATAATTGCACTAGCGATGGAGCTAGTGAGCTTGCCAAATTCGTTGAAGACCCCAACTCTGTAGAAGTGGAGGATGTCTAATGGCTTTCCCTGATTTAGTCCCTACCGCTCGCACGTATGACGCTGGCGACTTCCCCGTCAAGGTCTTTAAGAGTCAAAACGGCGTTGAGCATAGGATTTTGTACGGCAGCAACCGCACCAACATGAAGCTGTCTCTGACTTACGCAAACATCCCGGACGCCAACGCCAAGCTGTTTTTAGACCATTACCAAGAAGAGCAGGGGACGTTTGGCACGTTTGACTTTATGCCTACTGGTTACGTAAAAGGTTGGGAGAGCAATACGAGTGAGCTTGATGCAAAGACTTTTGGGAATAAGTACAGGTACGAAGGCCCCCCGAAGGTCGTCCAGGTGCGTTCAGGGATTAGCACTGTTACAGTTAATCTGATTGGCGTGCTCTGATGCCCTTTTTTACCGGCACAAAGGGAAGTCTGTTGCTTGAAGGCAACACCATTGCCTCAGTTCAGAATTGGACTGTCAGCACGACTGTTTCTGTGCTGAACACAAGGACTCTTAGCGAGAGCGATGATTTTTTCGAGCCTGATAGCCGCAACACCAGTGGCAGCTGTCGTGTCCTTTATTACAGAGATGAATCAAATTTAAACAACGCTAGTACGTTTATTAACAAAGTAATTAAAGCGAGAGACGGAAGCCCTGGGCAGGGGGCAAGCCTATTGCAAGGCGATCAAAATACACCAAACGAAGTTCGATCTAGTCTTCGACTAAAGGTTGATGATGGGTCGGCAGACGGTCTTTACATTGAGTTGCGGGTAATAATTACGAATGTGACGCTAACGATGTCAGTAGGTGAAATTTTTGCGGCTGACATTGCGTTCCAAGGGTGTGGCGCCCCAACATTCGTGAATATCTAATGACTGTATATCTTGGCACGTTTGGCGAGGTTGAATTAAGACGTGTCTTCGATGGCGGCGAGTTGCGGTCAACGATTAATGTTTCTGACGTAAACGCAACTGAAAAACGGTTCAGCTTTGATTTTGAGCACGGCCAACTTGTTTCAGGCGATCAAGTCGAAATTACAAGTACGGATGGCAGTGCGCTTGATTTTGTAAATAGCTATACAGATGCAGGCATAAAAAGATTTGTCCATGTTGACGAGCTAGACGGGATCAGGCTTTACGACAGTTTTGCCAATGCAGTCAGTGGCGGCAAACCAAATGCGATTGCGCTTGCCACTCCAGGCAACTCAATACCTATTAAGGTTGTTGTTGAATCTGCTGCGCCGCGTCTTTTAGCTCAGGTACAAAGCTTTGAAATTAATACTGAGCGCGAAACAGTTGACACAACGGTGCTATCTGATGAGTTTCGTTCCAGAGTCAATACTTTAATTTCCGGCTCCGGCCGTATTACTGCTTTTTGGGAATATACCGGTGATACGGAAAAAGAGGTACCAATGTATTTGTACGAGCTAGCGCACCGCACAAAAGTTGGCAGTAACTTTATTGGGCGTTTTTATATCAAAAAGAACGGCTACAACCCAGGCAACAACGCTGCTCGCGATGGGGATGAAATTTGGTGGCGCGTTGTGGGAATTATTACATCAGCCGCCATACAGTTTTCACCTGACAGCACTGTTCAAATTACGGCTGATTTCATAACAACAGGTCCGCTGCGTTTAAGAATGTCAACCCAAGCGCCAGATGCTCTCTTGCAAGAGGACTCTGGTGACATACGCTTGGAGCAAGACAGCACCGCTAAACTGTCGTTACAGCAGCAGCAATTTTAACCAGGAGCTAGCCGTCCATGGCTGATTTAAAAATTAGTGAGCTAAATGCTCTTGGTGGCTCTGATCTAGCCGCTGGTGATTTAGTTGCTGTTGTCGATAGCAGCGCCAGTGAGACCAAAAAGCTAACGGTCGGTGACCTAGTCGCAAATGGCGTCACCTTAATTAGTGATGACACGATCCCTGGGGCGAAGATCCTTTTTGGCGCGGGTGACGTTGCTACAGCAGCTGTTGCCGATTCAGCGATCACGACTGCCAAGCTTGCCAACGACGGTGTAACAGCAGCCAAACTTGCCGACGAATCAACGGTTGACCTAGTCACGACGCTTCCAACTTCTGGAGCGTTTATGGGGCAACTGGCATTAGATACGGGTGATAACAGGCTGTATTGCTGGAACGGGTCGGCTTGGCTGAGCCTAAAAGCTGCTGGCTCCATCGATGCTGTGACTGGCAGCACGGTTGGTCTGGTTGACATTGTTGTCACCACCACAGGTTCAAGCGTTGCTATTGCCGCAACTCAGAATGACACTGATGCAGCAAACAAGTTTTTAGCTGGCCCCACTGGCGAGGGCGGTGCGGTTGTTTACAGAACAATTGATGGCAGTGATATTCCTGTCGCAACGACAAGCGCCAAAGGTGGTGTGGTTGTCAATGGTGAAGGGCTCCGAATGGACGCCAACACGATTGAGGTTGATAACGATGTAACGGCCAGCTCAACGCACCATGTCGTCACTTACAGCGTCAAAGGTTTAGTAACTGGCGGCCGTGCTTTAACGGCTAGTGACTTACCTGCAGCAACTAGCAGCGCAAAGGGTGCTGTTATCCCTGGAACGGGTTTGGCTGTTGACGGTAGCGGCAACCTTAATCACAGCAACAGCACAACGGCTGGCACTTTCACGAAAGTAACGGTTGATGGTCAAGGCCATATTTCAAGTGGTGCGGTTCTTGCAGCTTCTGACATTCCCAATATTTCGGCTTCAAATATTACAAGTGGAACAATTGGCAGCGCACTTTTGGGCACGGCTTCAGTCACAGCCGAAAAAATGGCTGACGCTTCAATTACTAAGTTCGGCGGTGCTGGCTCAACCGACAACGTCGTTACTTTCCCTGATGGTGATTTCAAGGGTCAGTTTTTCTTCGACGAGCTTAATGAAGACCTTTACATTTTTACGGGTACTTCATACTTACCAATCACGATTATCAGCGGCAACCTTGTACTTGCTGGAACGTATGACGCCGCTGCGAACTTGCTTGATAGTGTGACAAGCGAGGGTAGTGCTGCTGGTTTTACGAGTGGGCAGGCATTGCCTGCTCCAGCTGTCACAAACCAAAACTATTACGTCGTTGTTTCGACTTCTGGTACGGGTTCTGGTGCAGCGCCTTCAGTTGCACTGGCCCCGCCAGATATGTTGCTGTCTACAGGTGCAGGCGCTGACTTTGTTCTAATTGACGTTTCAAACGCAATTGCTGGTCAGACTGCTTCAAATATTAGTTTTACGGCTGCTGGAAGTATCTCAGCGACTGATGTTCAAGCTGCAATTCAAGAGCTTGACAGCGAAAAGATTAGTGCTGCCAGCCCCACATTTACTGGGACGGTGTTACTGGGCCAGAACACTGTATTGGCGTTTGAGGGTTCTGCAGTTGATGAATATGAAACCACGATTACAGCTATAAACCCAACTGCAGCTCGCACGATTACATTCCCGGATGTTACGGGAAACGTTGTAACTACGGGTGACATTGGAACAATTTCAAGTGGAATGATTGCTGATGGCACGATTGCCAATGCGGACATCAGTGCAACTGCAGAGATTGCAGTCAGCAAGCTTGCAAATGGCAGTGCTCGCCAATTGCTGCAGACAGCTGCTAATGGCACAGATGTTGAATTTACCGACAATGTTGATGTTCCTGGAACGTTAGACGTTGGGGGTGTTGCAACGTTCGACAGCACATCACTGTTTGTTGGCAACGCTACGTTCAATGGCAGCCTGATCTTTGAGGGTGCAACGCCTGACGCACATGAGCTGACGTTGAGTGTTGCTGATCCAGGTGCTGACGTTACGGTCACGATTCCTGCTTCGACTACGACTCTTGCTGGTCTTGCTGTTACTCAGAGCTTTACGAAGGCACAGCGTGGAACGCCTGTTGCATTGACCGATGGGGCAACTATTGCTGTTGACATGAGCCTTGGCAATAACTTCAGCGTGACGCTTGCTGGCAACAGAACTCTTGGCGATCCAGCCAACGTGACTGCTGGTCAATCTGGTGTGATTGTGGTTACGCAGGATGGAACAGGAAGCAGGACTCTTGCTTATGCGGGCACGAAGTACAAGTTTGCTGGTGGTACGGCCCCAACGTTGACGACAACAGCTGCTGCGGTTGATGTATTGGCTTATTATTGCGAAAGCGCAACGCGCATCACGGTTACTTCGCTGCTGAACGTTTCATGAGTATTCCTGGTGCTGCTAGTCCGCTGTTTCTAGCAACGACTGCTGGAGCGGCGGGTGATTTTTCCATAGCCAGGTCGCTCAGATTTAACAGCGGTGATTCTGCGTACTTGTTAAAAGATTTTGCGTCTGCGGGCAATCGCCGCACCTGGACCTGGAGCGGCTGGGTGAAAAGGTCCAAGCTTGGATCTATTCAAGTTGTATTGATGGCGACTTCTCATGTAGGGACAACCACCGCCGTTTATTTTAAAGCAGATGACACATTAGAGTTTTATGATTATCAGGGCGGTGGCCATACTTTTAGGCTTATAACTTCTCAAGTTTTTAGAGATACGTCTTCATGGTTGCATCTGGTTGTCAGGTGGGATACTACTAGTAGTACATCGTCAGATCGAGCAAAAATTTACGTTAATGGTTCCCAGATAACTTCTTTTGGGACAGGCACATACCCTAATCAGAATATAGAATCCCGATGGAACAATAATGTAACACACGACATTGGCCAAGAAAATGACAACAATTACCTTGATGCTTACCTAGCCGAGGTCAACTTCATTGACGGGCAGGCGCTTGCGCCGACTGACTTTGGCGAAACTGACGATAACGGGGTCTGGCAAGCCATTGATACAGCCGGGCTGACATTTGGAACGAATGGATTCAGGCTTAAGTTTGCGGATAACAGCAGTAATGCGGCGCTAGGCACCGACAGTTCCGGTAACTCGAACACCTGGACCGTTAACAATTTGAGTGTTGGTGCGGTCTCAAATCTTACGGCCAAGCAAAACTTTGATGTTGTTACTTATACCGGCAATGGTGGCACGCAGTCAATATCATCGCTCGCTTTCCAACCGGATTTTGTGTGGTTGAAAGGTAGGTCTCAATCAAACGTATCTCATCAGTTATATGATTCTGTTAGAGGAGTATCAAAGATACTGCAAGCTGACAATACTGGAAATGAATTTACAGTTAGTGGAGTGTCTGCATTTAACTCTAATGGCTTTACGCTTGGCAATAATGGTGGTGGCAATAACTCAGGATCCACATACGTTGCCTGGGCCTGGAAGGCCGGTGGCGCTGCGTCGTCAAATACGGATGGCAGCATAACAAGTTCTGTCTCGGCAAATGCTTCCTATGGGTTTAGTGTTTGCACTTATACAGGTAACAACACATCGGGCGCTACTGTCGGCCATAGTTTAAATGCTGTACCGGCACTAATTATTCTTAAAGATAGATCTTCTGCTTACAATTGGCAGGTTTACCATAAAAGTTTTGCAGGCACTAGTAATGGGATAGTTCTTAATTCAACTTCTGGCATTGACAGTGGCTCAGGCAGTATATGGAATAGCACTACTCCAACAAGCACGGTCTTTTCTATTGGAAACAGTGTTGGAGTTAATACAAGTGGCAATAATTACGTGGCCTACGTGTGGTCTGAAGTTGCCGGATTTTCTAAGTTTGGATCGTACATAGGCAATGGTAGTGCCACGGGACCTGTAGTAACAACCGGATTTAAGCCAAGATGGCTTATGGTGAAAGGCTCTTCTCATGGAAGCAACTGGAATATTGTTGATACTGCTAGAAGTTCATCAAATCCTCAATCAAATATCTTGCGTGCTAATTCTAGTGCTGCCGAGTTTTCTACTCCTACGGGCCAATATGGTCTTGCCTTTGACGCATTAAGCGATGGTTTTCAGTTGAAAAGTGGTAGTTCCACAAACGATGTTAACCAGACTGGAGAAACTTACATCTACGCAGCATTTGCGGCAACAGTTGATGACTCAGCAATAAATGATTGTTTTGTTGACACCCCAAGCAACGCGGCAGAGCCTACAGATACGGGCGTCGGAAATGAAGTCGTGGGTAATTATGCAACAATGTCGCCAGTTGGAAAAACCAAGTCAGCATATTTTACCGAAGATGGTAATTTAACTTGTGGCAACTCAAGTGCTCCTTCTGGTGGATCTGGGAACAGGGGATATGTCCCGTCAACTATTGGCTTTAAGACGGGCAAATGGTATTGCGAATGTGTAACGACTAGAGCTTCTGATGGTGATGTCGATTTTGCTATTGGCATATATTCTCAAGGCGCATCTGGATATTATCAAAATGATGGAACAACATATAATTGTAGACCGGATGCCAAACTTTGCTCACCCGGCGGTCTTGTTCAATCCTATGGAACTAGTTGGGCAGATGGCGATGTTATTGGTATAGCAGTTGACTTAGATAGTTCAACAAAAACCATCCAGTGGTTTAAAAATAATGTTGCTACTGGGTCAGCAGTAACGATCTCAACAGATCACGAATTTTTCTTTGGCTACGGGTCAGACGGTGGTGGTGGTGGCAGAACTTATAAAGCTACTTGGAACTTTGGCCAACGTGCCTTCGCGTATACCGCACCAAGCGGCTACAAGTCTTTAAACACCGCAAACTTACCGACCCCAACGATTGCGGATGGCAGTAAGTATTTCGATACGAAGTTGTATTCCGGTACGGGCTCAAGCCAAAATATTACAGGCTTGAATTTTAGTCCTGATTTTGTTTGGACTAAGGCTCGTAGTCACTCTGATTACCACACTCTTATTGATGTTGTTAGAGGGTCAAGTAAAACACTGTATTCAAACGATACGGCTGCTGAAGGTACTGATGCGACAGGCATTACTGCATTCAACTCGGACGGTTACAGCTTAGGTGCCAATACGACTGCAGGAAGCGTAAACGCAAGTGGGCGTAGTTACGTTGGATGGGCGTGGGACGCCGGAACATCGACTGTAACTAACAACGACGGCAGCATTGCTTCACAAGTAAGAGCACAGCCAAGTGCTGGGTTCAGTATTGTTAGTTATACAGGCAACAATACAGCAGGTGCCAGTATCGGCCACGGGTTGAATACTGCCCCTGAATTTATCGTGTGTAAAGATCGCGATTCATCTTCAGGCTGGTGGGCTGTATATAGTGCCTCACAAGGTAATACAAAGGGTGCTTACTTAAACAGCAATCAAGCGTTTGGCACTCAATCTTTTTGGAACAATACAACGCCTACAAGCAGTGTGTTTAGTGTCGGCGCTAATGCCAATACAAACGCTAATGGAAACGATTTTATCGCCTATTGCTTCGCACCTGTCGCGGGCTATTCGGCCATCGGTTCTTTCAGCCCTAATGGCACAACTGATAATGCTTTTGTATATACCGGGTTTAGAACAAGATTTATTTTGGCGAAGTTTACTACTCCAGGCGATTGGATGTTACTTGATACTTCTCGGCGACCAAATGGCCCTACAGGAGGAACGTTAATTGCTCAAGACTCTGCCGCTGAAGATGGTGTTTATAACAGCAGCCAAGTAGGTTTTGACTTCCTAAGTAATGGATTTAAAATTCGCCACAACGGAGCGCCTCTAGGTGATTCTGGTAAAACAGTAATTTATTACGCCGTAGCAGAAAATCCGTTCCAGGCTAATGGCGGGCTTGCTCGTTAAACTTCGTTCATCACCTGCATCCTCATGGGCTATTACATCGGCACGCGCGGTCTACCCATGGATATTCCGTGGGAGCACAACGACGTTCAATACCCTGCTAACTGGTTACGCCTAAGCAGTTCACAAGACCGTGCAAAACTAGGTATTACCTGGGGCGATGTAGCTCCTTATTACGACCAAAAATTTTATTGGGGATTTGACGATGACGGCAACCTCATCCCCAAGACCTATGTAGATCTACAAGCCAACTGGGTTGCTCAAACAAAGCACACAGCAAACACCTTGCTTTCTCCGTCTGATTGGCGCGTCATCAAAGCCAAGGAGAGTGGCAAAACAATGAACGCTGGTTGGAAGACTTGGCGTCAAACCATTCGTACGGAATGCGGCACCAAAGTCAAAGCAATCGAAGACTGCGCCAAGATTGGCGACGTATCACCCCATGCCGATTTAGCGCGTGTCCAAGCGTTAGCTAAATATGTGACTGGAACGGATTACCCTGCGTGGACTGCCGATCCAGACAACGCAACAGAATGACCTTTACTTTTGGCGTGTTGGCTGGGGTTGTACTGACAACCCTTGTCTTAGCTTTCAACCCAGTCGATGATGACCTTTACGAAGATGAGCGACGTGACTACTAAACCCGATCCACTGATGTCCGCTTCTTACGGAGCCACTGACATTGAGGCCCAAAATAATAGAAATACATGGATGGCCATGCTCTATTTGCACGAAGGTCGCAACAAAGCTGATCATCCTCAACGCGGTCTATACACGGGGCTTTTCAAAAAGCATCACCTATGGCTCCCTGGTAGTGACGAGAATTAAGGAGCAGATCACTAACTGTCCATTGACCAGGCCAGTTAATCTGGTTCAAGAAAACTCAACCCTTTCTAAAAATGATCAAGTCTCTTGTTCTTGGTGCAGCCGCTACGGCAGTTGCATTGGCCCCAGCGTCTGCCCTCGCTGGACCTGGACCATATCTGAACCCAGAATTTAATGGCGCAACTGTTGGCGACGATTACTTGGGCGGTGCGTTGAACCTTGACGTTGGCTACGAAGGCGGCGAAGGCGCTTATTCCTGGTTCGTTCAAGGTGGTCCTGCCATCCTGATGCCGCAAGGATCCGAAAACGAAGTTGAATTTGCTGCCAAATTCGGTGGATCAGTCGCTGTTGCTGAAAACGTTTCCGTTTACGGAGAACTCAGCGGCGTAACTGGCGACGACTTCAGCTGGGGTTCCAAGCTGGGCCTGAAGTACGGCTTCTGAGCTAGTCTTTAACAAAGCAACTGCAACCTTCCCTGGCCTCACACAGCAGGGGAGGTTTTTTCTTTGGCATCTAATCATGCAAAAAGTCTTCAACGTAATGTCGGTCGCAGCATTCACGATGTCAGCAGGCATGGTGATTGGGACGGTTGCGCTTTACACCCGAATCCCATCGCTGACAAAGCTTTATATCAGTGAGCTAAAGCTCGAACTGACTGAAATGGTGCTTGATATGGTGCCAGCGGTTGATGACGTGATGCCTGAGCTGCCATCAGCTACAGGACCAGCAATCGAAACGCCTAAGTTGCCGTTCTGATCGGTGCCTGAAATACCTGAGATTGGTGTGGGGCGTGTGTACGTCCCAGAAATACCAACTTGGAGAGGTATCCCGCCGCAAAGCATTCCGCAAGAGCCACCGATCACATTAATGCTGGGTTTTCCGGTTGCTGAAATACCTGGCTGCGTTGAAACACGTAATACTCAACCTGGAAACGAAAAGGCTTACGACAACGATGCAAGGGGCAATTTTGTTGTCTGCGATGGAACGATGCCGTCGTATGACGCATTGGACTTTACGCCTGGAACGTTGACGTATGGATCAGCTAAGCCACCAGCAATTGAGGCACCAAAAGAAAAACCGGCTGCCTCGAAACAACCGGCTCAGTCCCCTTCACCAGCGGGGTCCCCACCCCCTGGCGTTCCAAATGTAGACACAGAATTACCGTGTCCGCCACCAGACGCAATACCTATAGGCGCTAAAAATAAGCTTCAGACTGCTGTCATTACTGGTTACAAGCGAGTCGATGGAGAATGCAAAACCCAGTTCAAGTCGTTGGACATACCAGCGATTCTCGGCAACCATTTACCTGGCTCGCCTGTTGTGGTCACGACTGCAACGATTGCGGTTGTCGCAACAACAGCGGCAGTCTTAGCCAAGCCATTAGGCGATATTTTGCTGAAGGTGATCAAGCCTCTTGTCAAAAAGACGATCAAGAAGATCAAGGAGAAGACAGGTAAGGCCACTCCTATTGAGTCTGCTTGGCAGCGTCGGAAGTTTCAGCGGTCTTTGAAGAAGTAGGTATTGAATGCGTGTGGGGCGGTAAGACGCCTGGCGGATTAACCAAGACGACATCAGCACAGATTTGGCTGTAAGGCGATTTGGGGTGAAACATGATGCCTTCTTTCATTAGGTCAGCGCAGTTTCGCAACCTAGCTATTTCGTAATTCAACCTTTTATCAGCAAGTGTTGCGTCTAAAAGTGCCACCTGTTTTTCAGCGGCTTTACGACAAGTTCGTACGTGATGACGATCCAGCGGTATCGAAATTGTGGCTGTAATGCCGCCGTTAATCGATAGGTTTGTTTTTTGTCCTGTCCGTATAGGTTTATAGAAAAGAACATCTCCCGGATTATCTGGTCTTCCATCTGGAATTGCATTTCCTTCAGGGTCAAACGCACCAACAACATCAATCGTGTCATATACAGGTTCGTTGTAGTGGCTTTCGTATGGTTGCGCCCAGCCTGTTGTCGTACTGATGAAAGGGTTGATATTTAAGGTTGCACCTTGACAGCTAATCCCACCGCCGTAAGTGTTTGTAAATTGTTTTGAGGGTACTACCTGGACAGCCTGATTCGTAACCGATCCTGAGCTGTTTGCTACTGGAGCGGCAGTGCTTGAGACTTGTGCTTGTGCTGGAGCGGTTAGCAGCAAAAGCGTTGCGATAACTCGCTTCATTGGCTAAACGTGCTTGTCGTCTCGGTTAAAGATTCAATATCTGTATCTCTATTAATCAAGGTGTGGTTTGTTAATCCTGGCCCTTGTAGCGTTTCAACGAACTGAAACGATGCGCCTTGTTTGACGATGTTCCAAGCAGGTTTACTAGCAGGGTCAAGACCAGTCCAACGACTAGAAACACCATTCAATGTGTTTGTTGTTGTAGTCAGACTAGCTGGAGCAATAGCCCCGCCTACTGGAGCAATATTAGTCCCGCTTGCGCTGTACTCATAACCTGTCCTGTACTCATATGAGTTGATGACCTCAGTTACTTTTGTTTTGGTGCGTGTCGTGGAAGACAAAACACCTTGCTGAAAATTTGGCACTACAGGAATCGCTGCAGCTGGAGCAGCCAAAAGCAACAGCAGCAGGATTCTCACTTGATAGTTAGCTCCTGAATAACCTGGCCAATTGCAGTTGTACCAGCCGACCCTGCTGTAATTGCTATTGCACCATCTGTAGCAATCGTTCCAGCTAAAGTGCCAGCAACACCGCCTGCAGTTGTTGTTGTATTCCCGAATGTAGGTAGTGCTGGCACGACCCCTGCAGTAACCGTTGTTGAAAGTATGGTTGGAACGTCATCGCCTTCTATGTATGACTCTGAATACGAAAAGCTGTCGCCAGCAGTAGTAATACTGTAAGCACCAGGAGTGTACCCAAGAGCAGTGCCGGAAGTAAGTGCCCCCAGCACAGGAGGAGTACCCAAAGTGACGTTAGAGCCAGATACTGAAAACGAAGACGGTTGCCGAATTGCTTGGGACGCTGCTCCATCAACAGTTAGCGAAATTGAGGATTTAATAGCGTGCGTAATATCCGCCGAAGCAGGACTTACCGCAAAAAACGTTAGGCAAGATAAGAAGAGAAAACGTCTCATTTGGGTTTAGACGTAGTAGGTGTTTGTTCTGCGATTGTAGGCGGCTCATCTTTTTTCTTGCCAGCACGTTTAATGTTGACGCCAAAGCTCGTCATTGTTCCCGTAAGCAACGAGGCTGGAAAAGTCGGATCCATGGCTTTGACATAACCCAGGTAGTTAAGGCTGAGCATCACAATCGACCATGTAAGAACAGCTAGCTTTACAAAATCCGCCAACGGCGTTGATTCGGGCTCTTGTTCTTGCTCCTGCTTTGCCTGTTCTTCTGCCATGATGAGTTCACGCTAGAGGTCGAATGGTGGTTGAAATCTGGGCTGCTGTTGCTGGTGCGTCAATAGGCGTGGCCGCTTCTGGTATCAAAGGTGCCAACCGTGAGAACCAGCATGGAAGGGATTCGTTGGTGCGTCTAACTTCGGCTGTGGATAATTTAGCGTCACGAATGGATGTGCTCCACGCTGATCTGAGGGTTAGGGATCAAGAGCTATTCGCCCGAATCTCAGACCTGGAGCAGAATGTTGCACGACTGGAAGGCCACGCAAATCGGACTTAGACTTCCGGCACACACAGTGCTGTCATGGTTTTACTTCTAAAGCCAATCCTGTTTAGCTTCATCAAAT